TCATTTATAGATACAGATTTGAATGATTTGTATATGGATTTAAATTCTGGTACTGAAGCAATTCAAACTGACTTAGATACATCAAATTACAATGTAAATATTGGTACAAGTGGAACTCAAACATTTTCTGCTTCAGTAGGAATGCACACACTTATATACAACAATGCATCTGGAAATAATTATACAAATTCATCTGGAAACTATAATGAAACTACTGGTCTTTACACACCATCAGATTTATGGACTTCTTATGGTCTTATAGAAATTAGTGCAACTTTAGACCAGCCAGTTGGATTGACTGCATATTTGCAATTGATTTTATGGGATGTTACAGCTGATGAAATTGCCATGCAAATGAATGGCACAAACAACATTGCTGATGGACAGACTATGTCAATTAGTACATTTGGTGAATTTGGGTATCCCTTAAATGTAGAGCATGAATATGAAATAAGGATAAGGATCTTATCATCATCTGATGAAACTGCAACAATTACAATTCAAAGTGGGAATGTAGAATTTGCACCAACACCAAATTTATTGTCAGTAAATGTTGAAGGTTTAGAATTACCTACAATAGGATTCTTGGTTTGTGATGTATCAAGAAACTTTGCAAAAATTAAAGCATTAGATTTCATCACTTCACTTGCAACAAAATTCAATTTGGTAATTATACCAGATGAACAAACACCTACTCATTTACACATCCAGCCATACAAGGATTGGATTGATGGTGGAAATGAACTTGATTGGACAGAAAAACTTGATGTTTCAAAAGATGTTCAGTTAAAACCAACAGTTGATTTACAAGCTAAGTCATTAATATTTTCAGATGATAAGTCTGCTGATTTCATGAATGCTTTGTTTCTGCAACAATCTGGAAAGATATATGGTTCACAATATGTAGATAATACAGAAAACGATTTCGGAAAAGACAAAGAAGAAATCAAGACAATCTTCAAGCCTACAATCACAAGCTACATCAATGAAACTGGTGTAAGGTCATGTGTCTGTACTGATGCAGATGGTAAAAATGAAAATGCAATTAGACTTTCATTCTATTGTGGGTATGGTGGATCAGATGTAGTTGGTCAATCGTTTTGGCTCACAGATACATTCTTGAGTACAACAACAACAGAATTTACATCTTTTTCAATATTCCAAAATTATGAAGATGCAGTTGTCACACCATCAACAAAATGTCTCTCTTTTATGGGTGAAACAACTGGTGCATTAGGTTATCCAGTTCCATTGAATGGTGCTTACAGTGTTTATTGGAAAAGGTTCTTAGAAGAAACTTATTCAAGGGAAGCAAGAATATTGACTGGAACATTCTTTCTTTCTGCTTTAGATATTCAGACAATGAATTTCAATGATATTGTATTTGTTAAAAATGAATACTTTAGAATAAATAAAATATCAAACTATCCACTTGTGGGTTCTGGAAGTTGCAATGTTGAATTGGTTAAAGTTGAAAGAGTTAATGTAATTGATGCAGTTGGTAATCAATGCTTAATGGAAGATTCAACAATTGGTGCAAATGGAGTTGTTAATTTCATCAGCACAACAACTGGTTCAGCAGTAACACCATCACAATCATGTTGTGAAGCATTTGGTTATACATATATTTCTGGGAAATGTATGAGTGAAATGGCAACACCAAACAATCCAACAGAACCGATGCCAGACACTAATGGTGGTAGCTTCAAAAGTATAGGTTCAAACAATTCAAGTAGTGGATTTGGAAATATTATTCTTGGCAACAATAATCTATCTACTGGATTCAATTTCATAAAAGGGAACAGAAACTTAGTAGAAACATCATCTGATTATTCAACCATAAGTGGAAACAATAATTCAGTTAGAGCTGGTGTAAGCAGTAATAAAATACTTGGTGATTCAAATATATTGAATCCTTATTCTTTGAATTGGACTGGTGCATCTTATGAAGTCTATTCAAGACAAGCATTCAAGAACAATTCAATTGTTGGTGACTATGGTATTGCACTTGGAAATGGTGATTCATTCATTTCTGGTGGGGCTGATGCATTATACAATACTGTTGGAAGAAGTGGTTCTGGACATTTTGTGAAGCATGGATATACAGATGATGAAGAAGTAATATACATTGGTCAGAATGGAATGTTCACTTTTGGAACTGATTTCTACAATGACCAAGCAACAAATTGTTTCAGACTTGAATTTCCTTCAATGATTTCATTTGAAATAAATGTTGTAGGTCATGATAGAGGAACAACAGAATCAAGAAGTCAAGAATATTCATTTCGAAAATATAGTGGTACAATACTAAACACAAATAATTCTGGAAGTGTTTCAATCAAGGACTTGACACTTGATACACAAAAAGAATCTGCAAACTTCAACAATTATACTTTTGATTTAACTCCAGCATATTCTGTCACAGACAGACCAGTTGGTGGTGGTGATTTGGTATATATTGATGATGGAATGTTTTATATGTACATCAGCACATTAGGTGCAATTAAACTTGACACAGTAGATTGGACAATTGACTTTAGATATACACTTGTAGGTTTGCAAAACATTGGAAGAACAAGTGGTCAACCTATATTCACACCAACACAAATTTCTGGTTGTTTGTTGTGGGTTGATGCAGCTGATTCAACAACAATCACACATTCATCTGGTTCTGTTTCACAATGGGATGACAAGTCTGGAAATGATTATCATTTAACACAAAGTACGGCAGCCTATGAACCAACTTATTCATCTGTTGCACCTTATCCATGCATTGAATTTGATGGAAACAATCAAGTTCTTGGGAACACAGATGCTGGTTTGATTGGTGTGTCTGATGGTAGAAACACAATGTTTGTTGTATTTGAATCTGCAAACACCACAACATCAACACCTGGACAGACACTTGTTGCAGTAAATGAAAGAGGTAGACAATATTATGGAATGAACATCAATTCAACAACTGCTGGTGCTGGTGGAACTGCGTTCATGAATAAATCCTCACAAGACTATTCATGCAACAATTCAACCATTCCATCAACAACAAAACAAGTTGTGATTGGAACAAGAAATGCAACAGATAGAATCATATATGACCAAGATGGATTGACAGATACAAAGACCAATTCAACAAGTACTGCACAAGATATGTTTTCAATTGGTGCATCATGGGAAACTGGAAGAACACCATCAGCAGACTATACTGGAAAGATATATGAAGTGATAGTGTATGATGTAGTATTAACAACAGAAGAAAGAAATCAAGTTCAAAATTATCTACAAACAAAATGGAACACATAAAAACAAACATTGAACTGAATGGTTCAAAAGCAAAGACACAAAGTTTTGATGGCTTAAAAGTTTTAAACTTCACACCAATGTTTGAATATTGGCTTGGTGCATTTCAGATTATACCAGAAGCACTTCAGAACTTACCACATGAAGAATACAAGAACACAAAGTGTCTGACATGGTATGAAACACAAGTGTTGAATCATGATACAATTATGAATGAATTCAAAAGAATATTCGGATGGCAGAAAAAATAGTTGTTGACATAGAGTTCAAAACCAATGTTCAGAAGATTTCAAAAGACTTGGAGTCTGTTAAGGATTCATTGGCTGAAACAAATGAAAATCTTGAAGACATAAAGAACACTTCAAAAGGAACTGAAAGTGCATTGAAGAAAGTTGGAAATGGTTTCAAGGGTGTTGGACTTGCAATGAAGACACTTGGAATTGGTCTTGTCATTGATGCATTTAATTTCTTGAAAGAAATAATGATGCAGAACCAAACAGTGATGGATGGTGTTGCAGTAGTGACAGAAACACTTGGTGTGGTATTCAATCAAGTTACAAGTGTTGTGACTGATGTGTTCAATGCAGTAAGCAAATCAACTGAAGGTTTTGAAGGGATGAAAGCAGTCATTGGTGGATTGTTGACTATTGCAGTCACACCATTGAAGCTTGCATTCTACGGAATTACAAAAGCAGTTCAAGAAGGTCAATTAGCATGGGAACAATCTTTCTTTGGTGATGGTGATCCAGAAACTATTGCAAGACTGAATGAAAAACTTGCTGAAACAAATGCAAATCTGACAGAAGTAGTTGAAGATGTTGTTGATGCTGGAACACAGATTGCTACAAATATAGGTGAAGCAGTCACAGAACTTGGTTCAGTTGTTACAATTGCAGTTGATGTTGCAACAGAAGGAATAAAAGAAATATCACTTGAACAAGCACTTGCAACTGGAACTGCACTTGCAGATGCAAAGAAGAATGAAGAACTTCTTGAAGTGTTAAGGGCAAAACAACAATTGCAAAGTCAATTGGAAGCAGAGCAACAAAGACAAATTCGAGATGATGTCAGACTTACATTTGAAGAAAGGATTGCAGCAAATGAAGAACTTGGTAGAATACTTGATGAACAGACACAAAAAGAAAAAGCAGTTGCAGATGAAAAGGTCAGAATAGCAGCACTTGAACTTTCAACACAACAAGATTCAATTGAACTTCAAACAAAATATCAACAAGCACTTCTTGAACAGATTGATATTGATGAAAGAATTGCTGGTTTAAGATCTGAACAATTAACAAATGAAGCTGGTCTACAACAAGAATTGTTTGATGCTCAAAGTGAAATTCAACTTGCAACAATGACTGCAAGAGAACAAGAATATCTTGCACTTGAACAAGACTACAATGCTAAATTGGAACTTGCAAGAAAGGCTGGTGAAGATGATGTTGCAATTACAGAACAATACAATGCACTTGTTCTTGCAGCAGATGAAAAGTTTGCTCAAGAAGATTTGGATATTCAAAAGAAACTTGATGATGAAAAGGCAGCACAACAATCAGCACAACTTGATGTCATGCAAAATTCAATCAAGATGGCTGGTGACTTATTCGAACAAGGAACTGCTGCATCAAAAGTGTCTGGAGTGGCAAATGCTACAATTGACACATGGAAAGCCGTTAACATGGCTTTAGCATCTGCACCACCACCATTGTCTTATATTACTGCTGGTCTGTCTTTAGCAACTGGATTGAAATCTATTAAAAACATACTTTCAGTTAAAACAAAAAAACCAACACCAACACCATCACCAGGTGATGCAACACTTCCATCTGCTTCTGGTAGTGGTGGTGGTTCAGAAGCAATTGCAGACTTGTCTGGAATACCTTCAATCACAGAACAATTCAACAATCAGTTTGGACAAGAAACACCACCAGTTCAAGCGTATGTAGTAGAACAACAAGTGACAGAAAGTCAACAAATAAACACAATGATTCAACAAAAAGCAACACTTTAAAAACAAGAACAAATGACAAAAATTGTAGAACTGATTATTTCAGAAGAAGAAAAAGAAGACCAAGATGGAGTCTTTGCTATTTCATTAGTTGAAGACCCAGCAATTGATGAATATTGGATTGCATTAAACAAGCAACAAAAGGAATTGAAATTTGCAAAAGTAGATGAAGACAAAAGACTTCTGATTGCACCAGCACTTGTTCCAAACAAACAAATATTCAGACTTGCAGATGATGGTTCTGATTACTATGTGTATTTCTCAAAGGACACAATCAAGAAGTGTTCTGAACTTTACATGAAAAGAAATCATCTTCAATCAGCAACACTTGAACATGAATCAGAAATTGAAGGTTTGTGTGTGGTTGAATCCTGGGTGAAGGATTTTGCAATTGATAAGTCTGTGAAATATGGATTTGAACATTGCCCAGTTGGAACTTGGTTTGTGACAATGCGTGTTGATAATGATGAAATCTGGAACAAAGTCAAAGAAGGTGAAATTCTTGGGTTCAGCATTGAAGGATTCTTCACAGATAAACTTCAAGGATTGTCAAGTCAGTCATTGACAGAAAATGAAGGAAAACTTCAGATGGTGAAAGACTTAATCATTGAAGAAGAATCAACTTATCTTGCTGCTTATCCATGGGATGAATGCATTGCAGACCAGATGAAAGAATATGGTGATAAGGAAACTGCTGAAAAAGTATGTGCAGCCATAAAAAACAGAACAATTGCATCTTCTGTCATTCCAAAAGCAAAGGCAATCTTGAATGGTGAAAGGAAAAAAAGCAAATAACATCTATTAACTTACGGAATTACTATTCAAAAAACTAAAAATGGAAAACATTTACAAACAAATGAAAGACTTGCTTGGATTCAAGGAAGAACTTTCTGAAGAAACAAGCATGATGGCAGAAGCATATCTGGTCGATGGCACAACAATCAAAACTGATGCAGACAGATTCGAAGAAGGATCAATGGTGTTTGTTGTAGGTGAAGATGATGAAAGAATGGCATTGCCTTCTGGAACTTATGAATTGCAAGATGGTGCAGTCATAGAAGTAGTTGATGGAGAAATCACAACACTTCGTTCACCAGAAGCATCAGAAGATGCAGTTGAAGAAGATATGTCATCAGAAGAAGTTGAAAAGACAGAAGTTGATTTGTCAAACTATATGACAAAGGCTGATGGTTTTGAACTTGGTAAAATGATAACTGAAGCAATTGAATTGAAAGTTTCTGAATTAATGGAAGCACACAACACACAACTTGAAAAGGTGAAGAAGTTATCTGCTGCCAAAACATTTAAATCAACACCAAAGTCTGTTGCAAAGACTGAAGTGAAAACGAATCTTTCACAAGATGAAAGAATATTTGCAATCTTTAACAAAATAAAAAACAAATAAAATGGCAAATCCTGTTTTAAACGTACCAACTTATGCTGGTGAATTAGCTCTACCATATATACATGCAGCAGTCGTTTCTGCACCAACATTGCATGGTGGTAACATTACTTTAATAGATGGTGTAAGATACAAAGCAATAATTCCAAAAATGTCTTTTGGTGCTGTTGGTGGTGCTGCTGCACTTTTAAAAGGTGGTGCATGTGACTTTGATACAACTGCAACAACTGACTTGGATGAAGCAGTCTTGACTGTTACAGACCAAATGGTTAATCTTCAGTTATGTAAAAAGAATTTCAATACATGGTGGCAAGGTGATGCATATTCAACTGAATCTGGTGTTCCAGATGACTTTGCTGATGCACTACTTTTATATGTAGCAAAAGAAGTTCAAGCAAATATTGAAAACACTATTTGGAATGGTGAAGTTGGTGG